AACTCTCTGTTCGTCAGAACAAGCTGAATGAAATGGTCACAGGGTTGAAGACGGCTGCTGGTCTTGTCAAGATGCGAATCAAGACAGACTTCAAGAATTCGTCTGACACTGAAGCGACCCGAAACTACATCGCTGCTCAGGCGAAAGCTCGAGCAGATCGGATGGGAGTTCGCAACACGATTCTTCAAGGTTTGAAGATCAGCGAACTCGAGTCTCGTTCGCCTCTGGATGCTGCAATGTCACGAAAGACGTCTCGTGGAACTCAGCGTCCTGCTCGTCCACTGATCAAGTGATAAACTGGAGAGATTGCAATGAAGCGATTCGCAAGTCTCTCCAGTCAAGATAACCGCCTGAAGAGCAAACTTCAGGCGGTGCTTTTTCATTCTCGAAAAGACAATAGGGATCTGCGTAAGAAACGTCTAGGTCCCCAGCTCATTTCAAACATTGATTTTAATCCAGTGACTGGATGGTCTGTCACTGGCGAATCTACTCTTGCTCCAGGCGAAGCGAGATTGATATCTTCTGCTGGAGCGGCATCCTCTATCGATAGAGCTGGTCTCACTGGACTGTCTCTCGATAAGTTTTATCACATAACGATCGTAGTTTCCGAATATGTCTCAGGAAGTCTTGAGCTGGATGGGGTTTTCGGAAATAACATCCTGATCGGGGCTGCGAATGGAACGTTCAACAGGAAGTTGAAGCCAGTCGCTGCTTCTGGAACTCTTTCTCTTTCGAATATTGCGAATATCACAAATCTTAGAATTCAAAGTGTCTCAGTTCGGAGGATCGGCTAATGCCTCTAGTGATTGAAACAGGTGTCGGGATTCTCAAAGCAAACGCTTACGTGAATATCGCATACGTCACGAATTACTTGACTGATCGAAATCGTCAAAACGAGAACAATTGGACCGCTGCCGTAACCGCTGTCAAAGAAGCTGCGATCATCGCAGCCACAGATTATATCGACAAGCGTTTCGGTCCGCGTTTCAAAGGTCTTCCTGCGATCTTCTTTGACGAGACATATGCAGTCGCAAGTTTGAACTTCACTGGAATTCCTGGTCTCAATGAAACCCTGTTATTGGGTGATAATACCTACAAATTCGTGAGTTCGCTGACTGGAGCCGCCTACGAAGTTCTTCGAGGGGCAACTGGTGCGCTGAGTGCTGCGAACCTTTTGGCCGCTATTAACGGGGCAGCGGGGGCAGGTGTTACCTATGGCCTCGGAACCCCTCAGAGCCGCCACAGTAGCGCAACGCTGGCAGGGGCAGTGCTTACCCTAACCGCCAAAGCGCAAGGCTCCAGCGGCGCTCTGACGGTCCTCCAGGGTCCGGCTACAAACGTCACGACAAATCAATTCAGTGGTGGATCAGACGGTGGTCTTCAGCCTCTGTGCTGGCCCAGAACATCTGCTTATGATCAGCAGGGTAACGAGATTCTCGGAATCCCTGATAAATTGAAACAGGCTGTTTCTGAATATGCCGTTCGAGCAGTTGCAGAATCTCTTCTGCCAGATCCAACGGTAGATCCATACGCGGGTCGCGTCAGTCAGCGAACTGAAACAGTTGGACCGATCACTGAGTCAGTGAAGTATGATTCAGGCACAGTCGGGACAATGACATTCACACCTTACCCTTCAGCGGACAAGCTCCTCAGCTCACTCCTCTTGGGCTCTGGATCAGGAGGAGTTATTCGTGGTTGACTATAATCGTCTTGCTCAGACTGCCGCACGTCTTGTTAAGAACAACGGTCGTAGTATCACGTTCGTCAAGTTGAACGAAGCTCCAGTCAATGCAAGTCGACCTTGGAAAGGACCAGCGAGCGGCGGAGAGATTACTCTTGCTTTGAATGGTGTCTTTGTCCCTCCAAACACAGTTCGTCAATTTGGTCTAACTGCTCTTGGTGAAGGGACAGAATTTAAGGATCTCGTTGCTTTCAGTGAACAGATCATCATCACTGCCCAAGGTGAGAACGATCTGCGAGAATTCACCAGTGTTGTTGATAACGGAGATCGTTGGGGAATCATCGGTCTTCAGGTATTGAGACCGGGTCCGACGACCCTGCTCGCTTTTGTTGGAGTGCGCCGATGAGCCTCACTCACCAGCAAGCCCGTGACGAGATCCTTGACGTTTTCAAAGCGGCATGGGATACGACTGGCTATCCGGTGCATTATGAGGACGTTCGAAAGCAGCGCTCTAAGAATGAAGAACCGTGGTCCACCGTAACTCTCAAACATGCGAGTGGTTTTCAGTCAACTCTCAGTGGGGTAGTTGGCAGAAGGACATTCACAAGGTTGGGATTTATCACGGTTCAGATATTTACGCCAAATGGAAAAGGCTTGCAAGAGGCCTACGATTTGGCTAAGGTGGTGTCCGACGCCTTCGAAGGCATCAGCACTCCAGGTGGAGTGTGGTTCCGTAACGTGAGGTTGAACGAAGTCGGGCGTGACGGTGAATTCTTTCAACTGAATGTCGTCGCCGAATTCCGCTACGACGAAGTCAAATAAGGAGGCTACTATGCCACAGGTCAACAAGATCGACTCCAACATCACGGGACTAGCCTATGCTGAAGAAGCCAGTCTCGGAGTTCTCGGCGGTTCACCCGTTTGGAACCGGCTGGAGCCGAACAGCTATGATGATTTCGGCGGGGAAGTCACTACGGTTTCTCCAAACCCGATCAACCCTTCTCGCCAGCGCAAGAAAGGTGTGATCACGGATCTTGACGCTTCGGGTGGATTCAACCACAACCTTTCATTCTGGAATGCTCAAGATCTTCTGCAGGGTGTCTTTTTCGCAGACACTCGACAAAAAGGTCGCCGCGTTGTTACGGCTGTCGACATTGACTTGGCGAACCCTGACGAATACGAAGTTGCGAATACGACTGGCTTCTTGGTCGGTTCTTTGATTCGTGGTTTTGGTTTCACCAATGCTGCTAACAATGCTCTCAATGCTGTCACAGCGATCGTTTCAAACGTTTCTGTTGAAGTCGCAACTGGCCTCTTGGTAACTGAAACTCCTCCGGCTGGTGCTTTCATTCAAGTTGTTGGAAACCGCTCGGCAGTCGGTGATATCGACGTTGATGCTTCTGGTGATCTTCCAGCTTTGACTTCTACCATTCTCAACTTCACGACTCTTGGTCTTGTTGTTGGTCAGTGGATTTTCATTGGTGGTGATCTCACAGCTAACCGATTCTCGAACGCTGCGAATAACGGGTTCAAGCGAATTCGTTCTATCGCTGCAAACCGCCTTGTCCTGGACAAATCGGTCCAGACGATGGTGACTGAAGCGAACACAACTCTTCTCATCGATCTCTACTTCGGTGATGTTCTTCGCAATGAATCTGGTTCAACCATCAAGCGTCGTTCTTACACTGTGGAACGAACTCTTGGCGCTCCGGACGATGCTGCACTCGCACAGATCCAGAGTGAATTCTTGCGTGGTGCTGTTCCCAGTGAATTCACTATCAATGTTCCAACTGCGAACCTTGTCAATTTCGACATGTCGTTCTTGGCAGTGTCCCATGAACAGCGACTTGGAACACAAGGTCCTCTTCAGACCGCTGTGGTGAGTCAACGGAGAGCAAACGTCTTCAACACCTCGAGCGATTTCTCTCGTATCAAGATGGCTCTCGTGTCAGATACAGAAGAGGCTCAGACTTCTCTGTTCGCCTTCATCACGGAAGCGACTCTTACGATCAACAACAACCTCTCTGCGAACAAAGCAGTTGGGACTCTCGGGGCATTCGATGTCACTGCTGGAACTTTCGAGGTCAGCGGAAACATCACTGCCTATTTTGGAAACGTGACAGCCATTCAGGCTGTGCGAAACAGTGCCAACGTCACTCTGGACATGGCGATCGTCAAGGAAAACCAAGGCATCGTCATCGATATTCCTCTCGTCTCCTTGGGCGATGGGCGTCTGAACGTCGAGCAAGATCAGCCGATTACGCTCCCGCTCAGCATGGACGCTGCCACTGCTGAAGATCTGGCGACTGGTATGGATCACACCATGCTTCTCACCTTCTTCGCTTACCTTCCGAACGCTGCCGACTAATTGTCGGTGATCTTTAGAAAAGGAGAAATGATATGAATACGATGTTCGACCAGTTCGAAACTGATCCAGTCCTTGAAGCTGAAGGGATCTGGATCGATTACGGGGCTTTCCGGGTTCAGATTGCTCGTGCAGGTGGCGGGAACAAAAAATACCTGTCTTATGCAGAAGCTAAGACCAAGCCTTTCCGTCGTGCGATCGCCGCTGGGACAATGCCTGAAGAACGTTCTCGTTCGCTGCTCTATGATATCTACGCCAAGACCGTCGTCTTGAATTGGCAGATCTCTGATGGCGAAGACAAGGACGGAAACACCAAGTGGAAGAACGGTATCCACAAGAAGGGTGGCGGTATCCTGGAAGTTACGCCCGAGAACATCGCACTCACTTTCAAGCTGCTGCCGTCCCTCTTCATGGATCTTCAGCAGTCGGCTGAAGGTATCAGTTTGTTCCGCAAGGAGGAGATGGAGGCAGACGGAAAAAACTCGTAGAAGTCCTGCTCTATTTCCTGGAGCAGGGGGCTGTCGAGCAAAAGATCATGCAGCAATGCCTACGGGAAGGGATCCCCTTCCCGGACCGCATTG